CAGCGGTTCACCGTTTTCATCCTGTAATGTGGTTGTAGGTGCATATTTTTCATTTGGCTTTGCGATTTTGTTCGCTTTCATAAATCGACTGAATTTTGACATTTTGTTATTCTCCCTTCTGTTTATCAAAGAATAGAAAAAACCCCTTATATGACCTTATATAAAAGCCACACAAGGGGTTCTGTTACTTAGTTAGTAAGAAAACCCGTGAGGTTTGCAAAAGATTCAGGCATTGAGAAGTCCTCAAATGTTCCTTCAATCTCTTCATCAAGGTATTCCCCGTCAGCATCAAATTTTGCTAACACACCGCCGTCAGTGTTGCAGTCATAGAAAATGATCGTCTGTCTGCCCGCATCACTGGTTGGGTCATCATTGGTGATCTGCATTTCAAAATACACATCCTCACCAGTGTTCTTATAGTCAAGCAATGCCTGACGAAGAACTGACTGGTTATAGTGTGCCGTGCCGGAAAAAGTACCTTCCATACCACATGACTTATGACCCGCCATGATTGCACCAAGGCGGGGAACAGTAGTCTTGGTTTTCTCAACCTTTGCTTCCATATCAATCATCTGCATGAAGTTGTATCTTCTACTTCCGATTGTGATAAAACATTCAGCAAGTTTTGCTGCAATAGTGTCCCTTGCTTTCATTGTTACATTCGGCATTTTATTTCACCCCTTTCTTACGCAACCGTAACCGTTTCATAGAGTTTACCCATAGCGTTCACAACGGTGATTGCTGATGTAATCACAACCGCCTTTTTGGAATCACCCTGTGCAACCGTAACATCAGAATCAGTGAACCCTTCAATAGCACCAAGTTCCTGTAACTGTGTACGGATTTTCACCAAGTCAGACCAAAGGGAAGTTCTGCCTGATGCATTGTTTGGAACAACACCAAGATACTTAGTGTTGAAAAGAACTGCATCATCATTTCCTAACTGGTCAATAACTCTGATCGTCTGATTGTCCTTGAATACATCCCCGCAAGTGTCCGAAGTGGTCACCATAGAGTTAATATCTTCAAGCACACGGACAACGCCGTTGACCTTATGAAAAGTGAACTCACCCGCCTTGATTGCTGCTTTTAACTCATTCTGTGTGTAATTGGTATCAACGGTGAAACCGCCGTCATATTTCTTGTTCTGACAAGACTTATTGACCGCACAACCGCTTTCTGCACCAGTTACCCAGTACACAAGTGCTGCTTCTGACCATCCTGTATCTGTTACCTTGTTCTTCACACTGATAACGCCCATATAATCAGCAGACAGGTTGTAAACAACCAACTGGAACTTGATACCAAGTTCATCACGCAAACGCTTGTTGAAAGCTACATATAACTTCTTGGTAACATCATCAGTAACCACAACGCCCATAGTGTTGTAGGTGTATGATTCGATTTTATCCAAGTAAGCCTGATGTGCAGTGCCGTCAACCGTGCCGTTTGTACCACCAGTTAAAGGTGTTCCGGCAGTAACAGCAAGATCAGCAGCCTTGAATGTCACATAATCGTTTGCCACAAGATCAGCAGCCTTGGCAACTGTCTGTGTGTCAACCTTGACCGTACCGAAGTAGGTTGTAACATCATACTTGCTTGCATCATCTGCATTTTTCTGAATCACGATCTTCAAATCGTTACCACGCACACCACAATACTTTGCAGTTGCGTATGTGTTCACTGCCTTATCTCCACCACCGTTCAGACGATATGCGTATAAGGTCTTTGCACCCATGAACAGATCATTAAGACCAAGCATCTTAGGACTGTCAAAGGCATAACCAAAAAGTTTCAGGCTGTTCTTCTGAAAATCTTCATTGGTTACTTCAAAAACTTCCCCTTCAACACCCCAGTCAAGTTCAAGGGGCATTGTTGCAATACCTCTATCAGACAGTGCAGCAGATGCGGATGCAGCCGATACAAAGTTGATATAAGCACCGGGAAGTTCTTTGTTCTGTGAGGTAAATGTACCACCACCTAAAGCCATACTATTTCACCTGTCCTTTCATGTATTTTTCAACTAAATTGTCAACAGTTTTCATGGTGTAACTTTTATCTTCATCAAGAAGGGCATCCACCAAGTCCCTTCTGTTTGCAAAACGGGCAGATGCAAGAATCTGTTCCTTGCTGAACATTGGTTCAGTCTGTTCAGACCTTGTAGCAGTTCCCGTTGTTGTCTTTTTTGCTGCCATAATCAACCACCTTCCTTCACATCCGTGCTTGCTGTCATAGTTTCCATTGGTGTCTGATCTTCCGTCTTGACCGTGAAAAAGTCATAATTGACAAAAAAATTCAGAACACCGCCAACCACCTGATGATTCATTCCTGAACCCCGGATTGGTTTTATATCACCGTCTGTTGTGATGTACTCCAAACAGTCATACATTCTTTCAGCCACACCGTTACATTCCCGCTGCACTTCATCAGACTTTGGGAAGTATTGGATGCAGAACTGATTGGTTCTTTCATACCGTTTACCCATAAACAGGTTGTTGGTAGGATTCAGGCAAGCAATAAAAAAGCAAGGCTCTTTCAAACCTTGCTTGATTTCTTCCATGTGAATTTCATAGTCATCCCCAAATTCTCCATTCAGGGAAACGCTGATTGCTTCAATTATTGAATTTATCATTTTCCAAGTCCCCCTAAATATTTCTTGATTTTGTTTTCAAGTACCTTTGGGGCAATCCTCTGTAATTCCTGTTCAGATATGGTCATCATAAACTGACCCTTGACCCAACCTGAATGATTGGCTGTCCTGTGTCCGTATTCAACATAAGATGCGTATTCAACCGGGTTCACAATCTCAATGACATAGGTGTCACCAAAATGATTCACCGTAAGACTGTCAGCATACCCTTGTGCTGATGCACGTTTTTCACCAGTCCAACCACGCCTTAATGTACCGCCCTTTTTTCCTGAACTTGCCGGGTACTGTCCGACAGGTGTTCTTTTGACCACCATGCGAAGCAACCGGGCAGCAAGTTCTTTTGCACACGATTCCACAAAGTCATCAGGATTTTGCAACTTTCCCAACTGCTGCTGAAAGTCTTTCAGACCTTTGCAGTCAAATTTTCCCATTTTTCCCATTTACGCATATTCCTTGAACAGTTCAAGCATAATTTCCTGATGCGTTGGGTATATGGCTGATTCACCGCTGCGGGTGTAATCTGTGGTCACATTGTCCTGTGTCACTGTCAGTTTTGACCCGGCTTTTATGGAAATGTCAGGTGAAACAAATATCTTTGCCCCCTGAACAATCGTTGCTGCTGATTCAGACTGTACCGCCGTCTGCATCTTCTCAAAAGATAGTCTGCAAGGTTCATCTTGCAAAACCACCACATCAACTGACTTTGTTAATTTTGTCTTTTCATCTTTTACCGTTTGATGCTCTGTCACCGTCAAAGTACCAAAATAGGTTGCTTCAATGGCTTTCCTTGCAGCCTTTTGTGCTGCTTTCATCTGCTTCACCATCTGATACGCCTAAATGAATTAAATTCACCCTTTCTGTAAGATAAAAGGTAATTGATGAAAGAAGTCAGTCTTTGTTCAGGGGTCATTGAACCTTCACCAGTTGCAAATACTGTGTTGGTGTCCCCTGTCTGAATCTGCTTGACAGCATAATCTAAATCAAACCCGGTAAGGTCATCAGGTGCAAAGGTTTTCTTGGAAAGAAGAAATTCACCCACTGCCATATCAACAGCAATGTGTTCCAGTCCTTCCGGCACATCAGACCAGTTGATTTCATTCTTGATTGTGCTGCGTACTTTCTCAACACAAAAGGTCAAGGCAAATTCTTCATCTGCCTTGACCTCATAACCAAGTGATTTCAACCGTTCTTTTACTGTATCAGTATCAAACATTGCAACCACCCTTTCCGATCAGAAATTATCCACGGGAAATGATACGGGCAATAGGTACTGCCTTATGATTGATATATGAACGCTTGCTTTCCGTAGTTTCCCCGGAATGTACCAGTGTCCAGTTCTCACCCTTCTTTAATTCCTCATTGGTAGGGGATAATGTAGCCTGTGACTTCTTCTCATAAGAAATACCAAAAGGTGCAAAGACCTTTCTCTGCCTTGTGTAAAGTGTGTCCTGACCACCATTCTTTTCAGGGTTACGATTCATTTCATAAGGTACTTTTACCCCTAAATCCTCATAACTGATTGAACCATTACCAAGTACATAAGTTGTGTACTCTGTGAAAGCATCAACATACACAACATAATCACCTTCTTTTGGTGTTTCGTAACTGTCTGCAACAGGTGTGACAGATTCAAGTTTGATCTGCTTTGCAGTAGGTGTTGCACTGTTACCAACAACCTGTAAAGCACCTTCATCAGCTGACTTTGCCTTGATATAGAAACCTTCCTGTTCAGTAGTCGGCATATCGTCATCAATGACTACCAACTTACCGTTCCAAGTGTAAAGGTCAAGTTCACGCTGCATACCCTGTAAATCAGTGTATTTCAGGTGTGCTACAAGGTTCAGGTTTTCAAGGTTCGTTGCAACATCACTGTGCATGAACACCAGTGTGAACTTCTTCTTGTTAGCACCACACGCCTTATTGGTTGCACTGTTCAGAGTAGTTGCAGACATTTTACCGTCAACCTTCTCTGTTACATCATAGGTGTGAGCATCAACAAACTCTTTGTTCTTTGTTCCAGTCATAGAAAATACACCATCAAGAATTGCAATAATAGTGTCCTGATCTACGCCGTCCCAATACTCACCAACCTGATCTGCGATATTCTGCATGAAATCAATACCGCCCGTAATGTCATAGGAAAAATCCTTTTCAAGCCATGCTTTAGCACGACCAACAGCAACAACACCCTGTTCAAAGGTCTTGGTACTGGTTGCAGTAATATCAGTCTGACCGTCATAATTGACTGCATCACCATCTAACAGACCACGCATTGCAATTCTTGCGTAACCTGTACCACCCTGACTACCACCAAGGGTTGCCTTAATGTCAGGGTTACCCGCCAGTGCTTTTGACTTCTTGATCTCATGCATATGAAGGTTCGGCACTCTACCAACCATATACTTGAAAGCCTGTGGGTTAAAACTCTTAGAATCAAACTTATCGTTTGGCATAAATTTTCACCTGTCCTTTCTTTTACTCACCTAAGTTAGCATCAGGATTTTCTGCTAAATAGGCACATAATTCATCATAGTTCATTTTTGAAGTGTCAACTTCTGCACCCGGTTTCTGCTGTGCAGATGCCCCCGGCTGAAAACCTTTGAAACTCTGCTGCTGTTTCTGTGCTTCAAACAGGAACTTAGTACCTTCATCACTGGTCAGTTTTTCGATCTGTTCAGCCAATCCCTTGACATTTCCTTCCTTGTCAAACTTGGCATCTTTCAGGTCTAAAAGTGCCTTGACTGCGGTGATGTTCTTTGCCTTTGCACCTGTCAGTGCTTTTTCAACAGCAAAATCAATTTTCAACTGGTTCAGTTCAGATTCATGGGTTGCCTTGGCAGTGGCATTTTCAGTCTGTAAGTCCTCAATCTGCTTTTTCAGATCAGCGTTGTCACCGGCAGATGCTTTCAGGGTTTCTAACTGCTTGTCACGGTCACCGACCTGTGTTTTCAGTCCTTCAACCTCTGTCTGCAAGTTCTTGATCTCTGTTGCAGCAGTACCCTTTGCGTTCTCAATGTCATCACCATTGATTTTCATTACTGAATCAGCCTGTTCCTTGGTAAGTCCTAAATCCTCTAACTGTTTTCTTGTCATTTCTATACCATCCTTTCAAATACGTTTTTATACGGGGTTACTCCCACATGATTGATTGGTTTTGTTCGGTTTACGCTTGACAACCCGCAAGAAAAAAGACACCCGCTGCCGGATGCCTTTTCTATATGCTACTTGACCCAGTAGCCGGGAGATAATCAGGATCACCATGCCTTTCTCATTGTGTACGTTTTCATGTGCCTTTTATCCCCCTTTCTGACCTCATATAACCGCCATATAGCAGTTATTACAGGTCTATTGATAACTTGTTAAGGTATGAAAAAAACACGGTTATTTGACCGTGCTTTCATCAGCAGATTCTTTCATATACTCTGCAAATTCTTTCTTTAATTCTTCCGGGGCATCCTCTGTCAGATGCCAGTTGTCAGGTTCAGGGACAAAATAAGGACTATTCCAAAATGACGGCATTGATTGTGACATATTACTTCACCCCTTTCAACAGTTCTTCCAACATTTCACCAAACTTTGCTGCAACGGGTCTTGGTTCGTCTGATACCATGTATTCAGCAAAACATTCAGCAAACCATTCCTGTGCATCTTTGGTTGCATATCCACTGACTTCATTGCGTATGTCAGAAACTTTCAACCCGCATGATCTCATTACCTTTGGTCTTAGATCAGCAGATACAATTTTCGGTCTGTAATTATTCAGTAACCCACATACCATTTCAGTATATGACAGGTAATCATCAATAGCGTGTCCCAGTTCGTGCATAACAATAGCACTGAAATCTGTACCCTTTGGATGAAAACCCGCTTGCAAGTCTTTTTCATAGGACTTTGCAAGTTTTTCCATATCAGAAAAATACTTTGTATTGACCGTAACACCACCGTGACCAAGACCAAAAGAACATTGTGCGTATGTCATACCGCCTAACTGCGTACTTCCAACTGCGTTCAATTTTCCCTTCAACTGCGGGAATTTATCAAATAGTTGTTCATGGGTCTTGTAAATGGACTTTGCACAACCCAAATCCAAGCCTTTCAGACCTATTCTTTCATTGGTGTCATACACATGACCGTTGATTTCCGCAACCCTAAACCATTGCTGATCTTTCATCAAATCCTGAACTTGTTCAACAGTTTCACAATCATCAACGGTTTTCTTTTCTTCTGTCTTAATTGTATCATCCGGCAACGCTTCTTGCAAACCTGACTTATCACCGCCGTTGACAAATGACTTTTCCCATTCCTTATAGGTCATATTGCCCGGTACAAAGTAGGTCTTGCCTGTTTCTTCATCCCGTGCAGCACGTTCATCAACAGCATCAAATTCATCATCAAAATATGGTACTGTGGTTGAACGGCAATGAACATGAAACGGCGGTGCAGTCACACCAACCTTCCATTCAGACATAGGGAAATGCTTGCCATCCATACCCCGGCATATATCCGAAGTATGGGAATCCAGTGTTGCCACAATCTCAAACTGTTCAACATCCAGTTCAGTGAAGCAGTCCTTTTGTGCTGCGGAACTGAAAAAGGCTTCTTCTGTCATTACCAACCGCCCGGCGTTGGTCTTGGAAGTGTTCATCTTCCGGGCAATTTCATCAATGGCTTTCTGTGGGTCTTTTCCCAAGATGATGTTCTGTGTCAGGGTGTTGTTCAGTTCATTGACCAACTTCTGACGGTTACCCCATATCCTTTCACTGAAATTCTTGCCGTCAACCGCCCAAGGCTTATTGATGACCTTGCTGATCTGCTTGTCATCCAGTGCGGAAAAGTCCCAACCAACACCCACACCCTTCTGAATCTCATAGGCTGTGTGATAATAGCCGGACTTGTAAACATTCCGCATTGTGCTGTCAATGCTATCAAGTTGGTTTCCAAACATGACTTCAATGCTCTGTTGGGTCTGTAACTTCAAGGCTTCAAGTCTGCTGATATGGAATCTTGCAGATGCATTTTCAAGCTGCTTGACCCAAGTGCCGTTGATCGCATTTTCCTGACCGTACTGAATGTATTGGTTCACATCCCATTTCAGTTCAGCAAGTTCCTTTGCGTTCAACATCCGCTTTGCTTCTGCAAGGGTTACCCCATTGTTAGATGCAAAACGCTGATACCATGCAGCAATCTGACCTTCAAGTTGCTTTTGTGCCTGTCGGTACTGTTTTTCAATATCCGCATAACACTGAACCCCTTGTTGGTGTGCTGCCTGTTCAAGCAGTTCAAAACGCTTCTGCCAGTATTCACCGTTATTCATCTACTTCACCGCCCTGACTTCCCTTGTTTGGGTCACCTTTATTGTCAGGGTCATCATTCTGTGTACCAAACGGGTCATATTGTGCAAGCATTTCTTTCTGTGCTTCTTCCTTCTGCTTTTTCAGGCGTTCAAGTTCTGCCTGTGGGTCATCCACCCAAGGGTGCTGACTGATGATTGTTTCATCAGAAAGAATACCAACAGATTTCTGACAGTTATCAATGGCTTCTGATTCATTGATAAGAATGTCACGGTTGAATATGATGTCTACTTCTTCACCTTCAAAGTTCCCTTGTCCTGTATTGGCAAAATGGCAATTCACAAACCAAAGGATTTCTTCAAAGGCTGCCTGATATTCTGTTTCTGTGTCGTTTGCATCAATATCAATATCAGAATACATTGACTGAATGTTCATCTGATTAGGGTTGCCGGAAAGTCTGTCATCCTTGGCATCATAACCCATTGCGTTCTCAATCAAGGCTTTCTTGAAGATTTCCACAATAGCCTTGTAGTTATCCGCATTGACTGTGATTTCAAGGGTTTCAACCCCACCCTTAGTGTCACCATCATATCTGACCTTTACTGCACCATAGGTCGCAAGGTTCTTTCTGAACTCACCCAAATTAGTACCGTCATAGTTCTTCAATACCAAAATGGTGTTCCGGGCATCTTCTTGCATATTGTTTTCAAAATCAGACAGCATCACATTGATACCGTCCTGTAAAGACTTGACCCTTTTCAGCAATGGTGTTTCCTGTTCATTGGCTTTCAATGGAATCAGGGGAACACGCTGCCAGTTGAACCCTGTCACCTTCCCGGTTGCATCCGTCATGGTGACATGGTAACAATCGGCTTCACCGTTGTTTGTCAGATCAGGGATAAGTGTGCCGTGGTCAAGAATGAACCTGTGAACACCATCAACATCATACACTTCAACCTTTTCAATAACGGTTGGGGTTGTTCCATCATATCCAATCACCAAGTAAAGCCTGACTGCAAAGTCAAGCAACGTATGATCGTTGTCTTTCCAAAACGGCAAAATCTCATAGCCGGGGAACAGCCTGAAAGTGAAATGACCTTCATTGTCATAATACGGATATAACCAACAGATTCCCCCGTTGTATGCTGCCTTACCGCTGTTTTTTATGGTTTTCATAAACCGCTTATTGAACACTTTTTTCAGCAGTTCAACGTACTGGTCATTATCACCACTTACTGCAAAAGGCTGACCGAACAGATAATTTGCTTTCTGATTGACCATTTTTGCATACTGGTTATCAATGACCCTGTTGTTTGGCAAATTCTCAACAACCTGTAATTTGCCATCCTCACCTATCATTGTACGTTTCCGCTTCAAAATATCGTGTTCATTGTCATAGTACAGTGAACCCTTAATCTGCATGATGCGGTGGGGTGACGTTTTCCATTTCATAATTTCTTTTTCAAGAAATTCCTTGTCAGTCATCCTTGACCTTGCACCGTCCAGTATAAAGTTGGAAACCTTCAATGTCAGTGTGTTTATTAAGGAACTGAACACGGTTCAATTCACCCCTTTCATTGCATAATAAAATCAAAACCCCTGAAAACACTATGTTTCCAAGGGTATGTGTTACTAATTTGTTTCTAATATCTCAAAAAGTAGTTATACAGGTGTCATAGGCGGTCACCGATTGCAACCGCCCCGGAGTAAGCATTTGACAACCTTTTCCTACCGTCCAAAAAGAAACGGCTGCTGACACCGTGTATTCTACCCGGTAATTGCTTAATCAAAACTAAAGGCATCACCCTTTGCCATCTGTTCAATCGCATAACGCATTGCATCCATCAGGTGGTTGAAGTCATCAATAGGGCGGTTCAGTTTCTTGCCCGTCTTTGCATCCTTATCCCACTGATAGTTGCTAATCTCTGTGATGAAATTCACGCAACGGGGATGAATGATAATGTGATAGTCCTGTATGAAGTCAATGCCGTTGTTGATGCTGTCCTTGCCCTTCCTTGCTTTCCTGATTCCTTTCAGACCCAGTTCACGCAAGCGGTCAATGCTCTTTGGTTCGGCTGAATCGGCTGTGATCTTCTCTTTCACATATCCCATCCGCTGAACCTGTTCGGCAATGGCTTCATTACTCATGCCCGGCTGATACATTTCATCAAAGACCCAAATAGTCTTGCTTGACTGATCTATCAGACCACAAAACAGTGCTGACGGGTCATTTGTATAACCAAAATCAAGACCGAATACAGACTTGACCCCGGTAATCTTCTTGACTTCATCAACACTGAACGCCTTTTCTTCCCAATTTTCATAGACAAGACCGTCTACAATACCCCAATCACCAAGACCCGCTACTTTGTAACGCCTTGGGTTCTGCTTCTTCATGGTTTCAAAGACTTTCAAGTCTGCCTTATCCAACCATTCATTGCACTTGTAATTGGTGGTCATTGCAAGGGTTTCATCATCCGGGTTGTCAAAGAAGCGTTTCTTTATCCAGTGGTGTTCATTCCAAGGGTTCAAAGTCAAGGTTATTTGTTTGAACAAACCTGAACCTTCCGGCACTGCACCACGAATTGATTCATCAAGCATATTGAAATCATCTTCTGAACTGATTTCATACGCTTCTTCAATCCACATCCAACACAAGCAACCAATATCAACGGTTATTGATGTTACTTTCAGGGGGTCATCCAGTCCCCTGAAATAAATCTTTTGACCTGTCGGTTTATAGGTCATTTCAAGTGGTGATTCTTTGATTTCCCAAAAGGCATCAACGCCAAGGCGGTGAATCGCCCACTTCAATTCTGTGAAACAGGAATCTTTCAGGGTTCTGAAAGTCTTTCTGACCACAAGGGTATTTGCCTGTGGGTACTTCATCATATTGGTGATGTACCAAAGGGCAGTTGTTTTCGATTTCTTGGATGCACGGCTGCCCTTACATACCCTATATCTACCTTTCCAACGCCAAAAAGTACCGTAACCCTTACCAACCAGTTCAGGCAACTGTACTTTCTTCTTGCCGGACTTAGTAACCTTGTAATCTTCCGGGTACAGGATAAACTTCTGATACCCAAAAACATACTGTGAAGAAATGCGGTTCTTTACCATAGGCAATCACCGCCTAATCTTCAAGGGCATCTTCACCTGTGATAACAATAGGCTGCGTGATGTTCACATCCAGTTTGTCATTCCACATACCCAAGTGTTTACCAAGTAATTCAAGTGCTTTCAGTTTTGGTGAAATCTTGACTTCCCTTTCAACACTTGACCCGGTTTCTGATTCAGACTGTTTGTACTTCACGGATTCAATGCAAGCAAGATCATCTTCTGATGCACCGTCTTTTATTCTTCCGTGACTGTCAACAAGGTCTGTCATCTTTACAAAAGCAATGCGGGCAAGTTCTAAAACAACCCTGTCCTGATTGATTCCTGTTCTTTTGCTGCGTTCTGCCATTGCAACACTAATTGCCTGTTGAACCTTGACATTTGCCAACATCCTTGAACCTTGCTGATCTGCTGTTTTTGCCGAATAACCCGCACGAATGGCTGCTTGTGTTGCGTTCAGGTCAATCAGGTATTCTTCAACAAAACGCTGCTGTTTTTCAGTTAATTTTGCCGTTTTTGCCATCAAACAACACCCCTTTCATGTATTTTTGCAATAAAAAATCCCTGAAACATTACATTTCAGGGTGCAAATATCGGCATAAACAAAAAAGAATTGTGAAAAAACAACCGCTTCTTCACAATTCCCATCTTGTCAAGATACATCCTATCATTAGTTTCAAGAATACACAATATACATGAAACAACAAAATCTATCGTAAAACGCTCTTTTTGTTGTTTCAAGTGACAGTAAGTATACATTAAGTTAGGTAATGCAGATCATCATAGGTTTCTTCAAATCTTGTAAGTGCCTTTTTGTGAAGATTCCTGACATACTGATATGACATACCCATTTCACCGGATGCAACTTTCAAACTTTTGAACTGCACATATACCTTGAACAATACCTGTGAATACCTTGCATTGTGCAGACCTCTAATCTGCTTGATGATCTGTTCCTTGGCATCTGAAAATTTGTCAATTTCCCTGTTTATCTGTTCATTGAAATCAACATAGTTTGTGACTGCCTTGCATAAACTGTCACCTGACGGACTTGTCTGCACTCTTTCAGCAGAATAATCAATACCGCCCGTGCTGCAAGCATTGGTTTTCATATCATCAAGGCGTTCTAAGTCCTGATTGATATTAGTATCAAGTTCCTGTAACTGTCCTAAATATTCCCTTGCGGATAATGTTTTCATTCTTTTACCTGTCCTTTCCCGGTTACGGTTACGCTTGCGGTTACGGATAAAATCAAACTAAAAACACCCTGAAAGCCTTGATTTTCCTACTGGTTACGGTTAGTTACGGTTACGGTTCACACCTTATACTCTATATTTTTACTTTTTATAATGTATAGAAGATACAATAAATAAAAATAATAAGAAAATTGCTTTTAACCGTAACCAACCGTAACCGCCAGTATTTACAAGGGTTTCAACCGTAACCGTGAACCGTAACCAACCGTAACTATTGCGTAACTACTGCATAAAATCATACGGTGTATCATTCACCTTTGTATAAATCACATCAGCAACAACCATCTGACCGAACTGCTGACCCGCTGCAAACTTAGGAACAGCAATCACTGCAACCCCGGCAGTATGCACCCCATACAACAACTGTGATATGTATTGGTGTGCAAGTTCATAAAGTTCTGCACCAATCACCTGACCTTCAAATTCTTTTTCCACCAACGGGAAAATATCATCATTCATTGATACTGTGTCCTGTTTCTCAAATAATTCTAAAAGTTTATTTTCCATTCTGTTCATCCTTAACCTTTCATCATTGCCCAGAACTCATACCAAGCATACTTGATATATAATTTGCAGTTACACCAGTGCTGCACCCGTCTGATTTTCTTCTGTTTCTTCCGGGTGATCTTCCGTCTGTGTTCTTCTTCCCACTGTCTGCACCATTCATACTGTGCATCATCTTCCAGTCTGCTGTGCATTTACTTCACCCCTTTCCTGTTTTTCTTTATATCCCATACACTTCATAAAGCGTTCAGGGCGGTTGCAACTTTCATAATACTGACAGGTAACACATACATTTTCTGTCATTCTGAACACCTTCCTTTCACCAATCAAACGCCCAACAGATAATAAGAAACACTGTAATGACACTTACAAAACAAAGTATGTTTTTCCATTCATACTTGAATACTATGTATATTAGAAATATGACAAAGGCGGTCATTAGTAGTATTGTGATTATTCTGATGAATTTCTTTATTTTTTCAATCATCTGTAAACCCTTCCTGTCTTGGTATCTTTCACCTGAACACGTTCAGTCAGTTCAAACCCCGCACCTTTGATGATGTACTTCAAAACCTTAATCAGATCATAGGCACGTTTGTCTGCTGCTTCACATTCAATCTGTTCACGTTCTTCCTTTGCCACTCTACCAACGGCAATAGTTGCCGTTGGGTCTGCATAACCTTCTGTATTTCTTCCACCTTTCACTAACTGATACCTTCCTTTCTTATAATCCCACTGTTCAGCATTGCACTGAACATACTTTCAAATATAGGTACGGGTATTGAATTACCCGCCTGATGATATAAGGTTCTGTTCATTTTTCCCGGTTCAACTCTGCAAGTTGCTTCTGCTGCATAAAAATCATCATCCGAATACCCCATCAACCGCCAACATTCCAGTTCTGTTAAATATCTGTATTTTCCACCACCAAGATCAATGACCTGTGCGGGTGTCCTATCCTGTCTTGTTGTAATAGTATTTACATAATCTTTGATTATGGTTGCCCTTCTGATTCCTTTCTTACCGATTACGGAATAAACACTTGGCTGTGTCACTAAGTAGCAATCAGGAACATCACCGTATTCAAGAAAATTTGAAATGTTCTTCATTGGTCTTTTTTCCATCAGTTCAAAATCAAAAGAATTGTCACCAAGAATTGATACTGTGAAACACCGTTCCCGTGCCTGTGGTATTCCATAATCACGGCAGTCTAACACTTTGTAATTATTGGAATAACCCAACTTTTCCATATATGACAGGTAACGGTTGAAGTTGTGAACCATGTGCTTTGATAAAACATTTTTTACGTTTTCCCATATCACAACAGTTGGTTTCCACTCACCCATCTGTTCAATAATATGTACCGTTTCCCACATCAGGGATGATCTTGTCCCTGAACCTTCATCAGCACCTTTTCCTTTGTTTATTCTTCCGTCTGCTGCCGTTGCTTTTCCCTGATGCCCCGCAATACTGAAATCCTGACACGGTGACCCGTGAATCAGAATATCAGGTTGAAGATTCCACCCCACTACTGTCTGTGGTGAATATGCTGATTCCTGTTCAAACATTGCATTGTATGACCTGACCGCCTTTTCATCAATTTCTACATAATCAATAGATTTTACTGAAACACCTATGTTTCTAAGGGCAACCCTTGGTGACCCTATGCCACCAAAAAGTTCCAGTATTTGCAATTTTTCTGACACACTCAATCACCGTCCTTTCTACTTCTGAAAATACGCCTTGTCTGACCGTTCAGTTTTACAACTGAAATTTCCAAGTCAAGGCGTTTGTTGATCTGCTTACTGAATACGATATTTGACATTGGCTGCATACTGTTGTCTGCACAAAATACCTGATACCGCTTGTATACCTCATTGGTTGGTTCATTTTCGATCATGTCAACCCCGGTGTCATTGATAAATGCAAGGATAGGATTGTTTTCTTCCTCATACTCTGTCAACTGGTTCTGAACCTTGTCTGACTTGGTGAATCCGTCATTGATGATAATTCTTTTCAGACCTTCCACGCCAAGCCTGATGAAATATTCAACGCTTTCCTGTTGAATCAGTTTGTACTTGATGAATGGGTCATAATCAGGTGCATCCTTGCTGAATGTGGCATTGAACGGAATGATGACCAAACGCCTAAGTACCGCCCCAGTCTTGTCCTTCATACGGGGAATATCATTGGCACTGAATAACAGTTTGATGAACGGGTTGAACTCAAACGGGTCTTGTCCTTTACGCTCTGCCTTGATGCGGTTACCTGTTACTATTTTTTTGAACACACTGACCTGTGAACCTTGAAGGAAATCATCACCAATATCATCACCGATGTTTGCCAGTTTGCCGAACATCATTGAAGTATTGAACCTGTCCCCCAGTTCTTTCAGGTCAAGTGCTGAAATATTCCGATCACCAAGGATTGCTTTGACACAATCCAAAAATGTACTTTTACCGTTTGACTTGTCACCTGTCAGGATGAACGCCTTGCCTAACTCATTTCTTCTGTAAAAGCAGTAACCAATACATTCTTCCAACAACGCCCTGATTGCTGCATCACCACACGCTAACTTGTTCAGTGTACTGTCTGCCAGTTCAGAATAGGCATCCGGCTTGTAGTCCCAAGGAATCTTGTTAGTAATAACAATGTCTGTGCTGAATGGTTTCAGTTCCCCGGTCACAAGGTCATATACACCATTGTTGAAAGCAATCAGGTTTGCATCTGACTGTTCTTTTTCATCAACAATCAATTCCATGTAATCAAGGACTTCCCGGCGTTGCATCTTTTTCAGGTTTGGGATGTGCTGAATCATGTTTGATTCAATTTCTTTGTACCCATTGGAATACACACCGTCTTTGTATATATGCAACTGCCCGTTGATTTTTATAACGTGTGCCGTGTTCTTCATAAACACTGCAAACTTGTCAAACAGGAATGTGCTGCCAAGGAAAAAAACAGGTTTCTGAAAAGCATCATCACGCAAGATCACTTCCAGTTCATCATCTGACAGCGGTTGTTTCAGAACAAACTTGTTCAGGATGCGGATGCACTCACGGGTTTCTTCAACCGTGAAATCATTGGCAGTCAGGGTCAGGATGTAATTGAAAAGTGCCTGATTCCTTCCGTCCCCGGCATCCATATCAACAAAGTCTGCGGTTGCCTTGACCGGGAACAACCACTTGGGAACTTCCTGATATTCACCATCAGCAAATAATTCGTATTCATACCCCCATTCACAAAATCTTTCTTCACCGTCAATCTTGATGACCTCATAAGATAACTTACTGCCGACTTTTATATCAGCAGTAAGACCAACAGCCAACTGAACGTGTGTCCTATTTCTTGAAATGGTGTGATTCTTGAACAAGAAGTGTTTTCCTCTACTGGTACAGAATACCCTACAATTAAGTTGCAGTTCTTCCACTATATTCATCAATTTTTCAGACTGTTCAGAATCATCAATGTCAATAAGGATGGTGTCATCAGCCAAAACCCCGCCGAATCCATTCAGGTTCTTCACTTCATCATAGGTTTTCCATGTGGTTCTGTTTTTCAGTTTTTCAATGCTTGCCTTGCCCTTGGTTTCTATGAACCCTTTATATAATTTGCTCATAATATACCCCCTCCGGCACATAACATCTGTGATTAGTTGTTATAGAAGGGCAAAAATAGTGATTTTGTCTGCATAAAGAATGATTTTTACAATTTTTGCATTCCACAATAGGCGTTGGATGTAACAATTTTTCAACTTCACTCATATATGCTTTTTTCTTTTGCTCATCACCAGTACCACACAATTCTGCCATTCTCAAATAAGCACTAATTTTTGAATCTGTTTCATTTTTCACTGAAATCACCTACCTTATGTGATGTTTTCTAACACCTTTTTATAAAAATCCTTATTCCTGATGTTGCTGTTGTACCGGGACTGATAGGAACGAAGCAGTGTTTTCACTTCTGCAAGTTCTTTTCTGCACCCTTTCACTTCTTCATTCCATCTGTCCCACCCTTCCGACTTGTGCAGCGGTGTTGACTTCTTGTAACTGTCACGGGTATATAAAGCATCCCGCAACTGCTTCTGACAATACCTGACTTTCTGTTCATACCCTGTGATATACCGTTCAGTTTCCAACTGTTTCTGTTCAAACTGTTCAATCCAGTCCTGAACAAATTCTTTAATCTGCTGTTCACATTCCGGGGTGAAACTGCTTCTGATAAGTTTCAGCAGTTTCCTGACCTTGGCAATGCTGCGGATATTCAGAAATTCTTCAAGATGAACAGTCATTGAACCATTTTCATATCTGATTTCTAAATCCATGAAAAACCTTCCTTCCCGGTGTTACGCTACAACACCAAATTGTTTCAAGCGTTTCTTTGCTAAATCTATGTACCACTGCCTATCAAGTTCAGGCGGTGTTTTTACCCCAACAACTGAATCATTGAAAATGAAACAGTGGTCAGGTGTATTACCGAATTTTTCACCTTTGGTTTTCACCTGTTTACGTTTCAGCAATCTGCCGTCCTTCTGATCGTTAGATGCAAACACCCTGTATGACTTATATGTGTATTTGTCCTTGTCAGGGTATTCATACACCGTCTTGATTGTTCTTTTGCCTATATGACTGACAAGCGGGGTGCAATGCTCATGTTCCACCCAATCATACTTGTCTGATAACTTGACGATCTTCTGAAACATAATCAGGTCATCACACTGATTGATGGTCTGTTCAACCGGGGTTTTCTTAACCATGTAGTCAACCAGTGCTTTATTCAGGATTGGCAGATCATTGTCAACCGCTGAAAGTTCCTTCACATAAGCACCGATTCTTTCAACACCGCCGTCAATACCAACCCAAAGGTAATTGTTCACATCCTTCTGATAGATTTCACTGATGTTATCCAGTTCAAGAAGAATTGAACACTGATCTGTGGAACAACGCTGTTCCCACTCCCAACAAATATCATCCACCATTTCAAAGGCTTCATCTGTGTCAGGAATCCAAATAATAAGACCGTCCGTGTTGGACTGAATCAGTTCAAATCCCGGTACAACTTCAAGGTGTTCAATCAGGTCAAGCAACATCAACTGACCGTTGATGCACATACAGTTATTGTTTCTTGGGTCATACGCTGCATTGGTTTCATCCTTCATTGCACCTGACAAGGCGTTCAGCATCTTCTTATATGGCAACTGTGCTTTCTTCCACCGCTTGACTTCTTTCTTGTTTCCGGCGTTTTTTGCAGCAATCTGTTTTTCCTTCATGGCTTTTCGTGTGTTATACACCAACGGGTAATTGTCATTAGTTGCTGCCCTTGTAACCAGTCCCCAAGCAATCAGCATTGAAGGATAGTAATTGTTTACATCAACGTGCAGCAGTTGCCCGGTCTTGTGAATTGGTGTGGCTGTTGCCCCATGAACACCGCCAAAACCGAATGAATGAGGAATACCCGCAACCACGGTTTCAAGTCCCTGTTCCTTGTACCATGTGCGTTTTGAGTATTTATCCATGTGTGCCAAGTCCATTGACAAGGCTTCTTGTCTTTTCTGTTCAAACCAGTCTTGAACATATTTATATTTTTTCAGTTGCAAGCACGGCAAGAAGTAAAAATCAAATTCATCTTCAAATGATCTGCGGGAACACCCAAGCACCTTTGCGGTGATTCTTGCTTCACTGTCCCCTATATCAGACAGGTTCACAATGTCCGGGAAAGCCTGAATGATACCGTGCATTGCATTAAATTCATCTATTTTTTCAAGGAATACTTTGATGGTTTCTTCCACATCATGCCGACAGTAGAAAACCGTCATTTCAATTTCTTCCTTGGTCAATTTCCTATTTATTCTAAAATCAACATCCGTTTCCTTGATATTGCTGCCAAGAAAACCTTCCAGTGTTTTCAAACCAACCGGGGGGTTCGGCATAACATCATAGTTAATCATTGGAACTTTGTTGAACGCTGATGAAAATTGCCACCCTTCCTTTTTTTCAACAATTATCCAGTCATTGATTCTTTTGGGGTTCATTCCAAACAGAATACCTTTCATAATGTACTGGTCATAGTGGCGGTTATTATAACCTACCCATATATCCTTGCTATTCGCTTCATATAAGGCTTTTAATTCATCAGGGCTATTGATTATCACATATTCTTTTTTCTTGGTCACATCAATGAAAACGGCAAGCCAATCTTCCTTGAAAACCTCAAAGTCATAAAAAATCACTACATTCACCCTTTCTGAAAATAGCGGTGGAAGGTGCGACCCCGCCACCGCCTGATAACATTCTAAGTTAAGACTTCTTAACTTTACAAGTAAAATTTTTTTAGCATTCAAAAACTTCCTTGATTGTGATAGGGTTGAAGGCATCTGCCTTGTAATCAACCTCAACTTCAATCGCACCCTGAATGGACTGGAATACATCAAGAATCTGATCTGCAAAATCTGCATAGTTCACAAATTCAACAGGTGTGTCATCTTCTGCAATCAGCTTGTTCACCCAAGTGCATACAGACTTGATTGCCTGTCCGTCCGTCCACTTTGCGGAACTGTTGCCGGAAATAACACGGTTGAAGAAGATCATGCGGTTTGCCTGTTCACCTTCCTTGATCTTTGCCTGAACTGCAAACATCAACTTATCCTGTGCCTTGGTCAACTTAATTTCCATCTTCTCAATACCAATGATATATGTACCATCCGGCACATCAGCAAAATCATTATCAGGTGCGTTCTGCACCTCATTCTGTAATTCCTGTAAATCAACCTTTTCATCAAATGCACTGAAATCAATAGCCATAATTTTTCACCTTTTAACCTTTCTTATTTGCTTAATACTAACTTTAACAACTCAAACGCCTGAACCTCATTGAACCCGGCTTTTACATAGGAATCATAGATTTTCTTTGCAGCAGTTGCACCATCTTCCGGCGGTACATCCTGTTTAGGTGCTGCCGGGTTCGGCTTCTTCATTGAACGGCTACCCGCTGTGTTCATTCCTTCTGTGATTGCTGATGCAAGGATTGCACCAAACAGTTCATCAGGTAAACCAAAAGGATTGTTCATGTTCTTTTACCTCACTTTCTTAGCGTGTTTTTCTTACTCTGCGGGTTCTGCCAGTCGGCTGTTCATCTACTGCCGGGGTTTCATCCGCTGTTGTATCTGCATTATCAGGCTGTGCCTGTGCTGCACTTCTTCTTGTTCGTCTGCCCTTCTCCGGCGGGTTCATTGCCCCGTCAATAGGGTTTTCCGACTTAGGGTTGTCTGCCTGTGCTAAACGCTTCACACCTTCACCAAATTCTTCCTTGCTGATGACCTTCATAACCTCAACACCGTCAACAATCAGGTCAACCGTGTCACCCTTGTGTTTCATCACATAGTTATCATCAGCCGGAACATAGAAGTATGTGTCTGCATCCAGTGTGACAGATTCAGAATCAGTGTTTGTTGTACCGTCCTGAACAGGTTCAGACTGTTCAGCAGACTTTCTTTCCTTGCGGGTTCTTCTTGGCGGTGTTTCAAGTTCCGGCTGCGGTACAGAATCCGCTGCTGCACACGCTTCATCAAACGGGATTTCTTCACGCCCATCAGCAACCGCATCAATAGCCTTGTCACGTTCTGCCATATAATCAGCCATTTTCTGATTATTTTCAGCCACCACTTCATCATGTGTCTTACGGGTGGTTCTTCCCTTCTTAGGTTCTGAATCCTCTGTTGTAGGCGGTGTTGCTGTGGTTGCGGTCTTGGCTGCCTTACTACCTCTTGCCCGTCTACCGTTTGCATCAGGCTTTTCAATATCGGATGCAGCCTGTGCATCTGCCTGACCCATTTCAGCATCAGACTTGTATTCACCAACTTCATAGAAGTTGCGGATTTTATCAGCCACATAATTCAAATCATTATCAATGGCATACGCCGGGAACATTCCCATAGGTGACTTCACGGTGTCCTTGCCATTGTTCTGTGTGCAAAAATAATAATTTCCTTCACTTACCATTGTTCTAAGAACGATTGTGAAAAGTCCTTCAATGGTGATCTTCTCACGAAGTAATTTTCCAATCAGCTTGATTGTAGTAACACCATTGTCAAGGGTTTCTGTGTGGGTCATATAAGCAACCACCACATCATCAGGAAGTTCCTTGCAGACTTCAATGATTTCAAAATAATTTGCACCGAAGTCATTCCACTTATCCCAACCGTTTTCTTTGATACGGTTCATATACGGAACTGAAAGAATATACTGGAAGTCATCAACAACCAATAACTTCTTCCCGGCTGCTGCCTGTTCCTTCATAAACTTGCAAATCTTGCGTGATTCAACCTCACTGTTCAGCATTGTGAACTTACCCTTGAACGGTAACGGCTTACCAACCGGGTTCACAACTGCTGTTGTTGCCGGGTCACAATTTCTCATACTGGTACTTTTTCCTGTACCTGATTCACCCATAATCAAAAGCATCTGTGCCATATTATTTCACCTGTTCCTTTCTGATTTTCTCAAAGTTTCCCGCCATGTTAGCAGAAACATGATGCTGTCCGAACTGTTTCTGAACACCCACACGAATCACTGAACGAAGTAACTTTCTGTTATATACCGGGCGTGGATTGTAAACCTTTCCCTGTCTTTCATTTACCATTGTTTTATTCCTCACTTTCATAAATTTTCAAAGTATGGTCAATCTTAATAGGTTGACCACCAATGAATTTCTGCTTCATTGTGTTATCTTCAATGCTGATAATTAACACACAATTATTCAACTGAAAGACAACTTCATCACCTTCTTCAAGTTTGGCATCTTCACCAAATTTTTCTTTGAAAGCTGCAACCGCAAGTTCTATTGCCTTTGAAATATCTTCCATTATTCATCACCACTTTCATCAGTGCTACCTTCTGTGATACGGCTTGACCATAAATCAGCATAGTGCAGAATCAAGTACAGTGCTGTTTCGTTGCCTTTTACCCCATAATTTGCTGATTCATACAGACCATCATGGTATCTGATAGCAAATTCTTCTTCTTCCGTCAGGTCAATGAAAAGGGTTGCTAACTTAATACTGCGGGTTGCGTGGTCAATCGGTAACAGTTCCGGATTACGCTTGAACGGTTTTGCTTCTGATGCCTTACCTGATTTCAGGATGTTAGGCACATACATCTGCTTTCCAAAGTCCCCACACTTACCAAGGTCATGTAATGCTGCTGCAATGATGACTGAATCACGAATTTCTGCATACTTGACCTTGCCAAGAAGTGCATAACCAATGTTTTCTGCTGCCATCATTACATTTCTGCTGTGGTGAACAAGTCCGAACTGACAAGCAAGATGATTTCCACCACTGCAAGGTGCTTCAAAGAATCCGATCTGTTCCATGTAATCAATCAGATCTTCCATTCCTTCACGCTTGGTTGAAAGTAAGTGGTCAACCACATACTTCTTATTATCAAGTTCCTTCTTGTTGTCCTCTGTCATCTGTTCAACCGTGTCCTGAACCTGTTCAGTTGTTTCCTGTGTTACTTCTGCGGTATTTTCAACCGCTGCATCTGCTTTCTTTTTTGCTGCCATGCTCTTTCACTCCTTTAATTATTTTTTATGTGATTCCATTCTGTCAGGAATGGATAGACACCATATAAGTTGACGGGTAATTCACCCAGTTCAAGGTGTTCAATAAATTCCTTGAATTGTTCATAGTCCTTTGGATATAACAGGATGCCGATACCGCCCGCCTTTTCAATCTGTCTAAGATTGTATAACTGCAAGTCTGACGGTCTGCCTTTTGGTGCTTTCAGTTCGATTCCTAAAAACCAACCGTTGAAACAAACCAACAGGTCAGGAATACCGCTTTTTGTATAAGCTGCACCACCCCAGTATTTCAGCACCCAAGCACCCTTGTCCTTCAGGAACTTCTTGACCTTATTTTCAAAGTTTTTTTCTGCTGCCATTTACTCACCGCCCAACTGTTCATTGAACTGCATCTGATAATTCAGAATCTTTTCTGTATAGTCTGTGGAATAAATACCTTTTTCCCATAACCGGGCAGCAGCATCTTCACCCATGTTGTACGCCATCAGTACCATGTTGGTATCTTGATACCGTTCAAACAGTTTTCTAAGTACGAACACACCCGCCCTGATGTTCTGATAAGGGTCTGTGAAATCCGTAACCCCAATGGTATCAGTCAACCACTGATGATTCATTTCATTGATCTGCATATAACCATAATCATATGTTGCACTGACAACTGACGGGTCAAAACTGCTTTCATTTTGTATCAGTGCCATGACAAGGGTAAAATCAAGGTTGTACCCGGTACAAAGGTAATATGTAAATTCCTGTTGTTCTTCCGGCATCTTGCAGTCAAGCGGTGTGAAGTCCAAGTCACCCGCACCCCAGTCAAGGGAAATTTCCTGTGTGAAAGTTCTGTTATCATACGCCCCATATACAAGGGTTTCTGTGCTTGACCGTTCAAGTCTGCGTTCCGTTGATTTCTCTTTGTCCTTGGCTGTTATATGAGTTTTCAGGGTATATCCTGACACACTACCAATCACCAAACCAATACCAAGTGCAGCACCAATCAGAATCAAGACCCTTTTGACCATTGCCGACTTTCTCATGCTCTTTGAATAGTTCAATTTTCATCACCCCTTTCAGTAATTTTCAAATAAATGATTCCGGGAATTATCAGAATCGCACCAAAGATGTATTCTTTCAGGTGTGCGGTAAGTGGTTCATATATTCCCATTTCAACCGCATAATCAGATGCACCAACTGCACCAATAATCAGGAACACACCAATGAACGCCATGATTCCAAATATCCAGTTAAGTATCTTTGAAAAGTTCATCTGTCAATTCCTTCCCTTCTTTTAATGCTGCAAGATTCTTTTCTTCAACCGTACCTTTCACCAGTAAGTAATAGTAAAAGCACGGTTTGGCTTGTCCTATGCGGTGAATACGCTTCTTTGACTGCTCCCACAAATCACATGACCCTTTGCCAAGTGGCAGTGTGTAATATATGATTTTGTTTGCTTTCTGATAGTTACCCCCCATTGCACCCGCCTGATACTGAATGAATGTGATTGAATCATCTGCATTTTCGTATGCTGTCAGGTCTTTCTTCTGACCGTTTACAACGGAATAAGGTCTGTTCAGATCATTCAGCACCCGTTGCATTGCATCCAGTTCAGCGGTGAAGTTGTAAAACACAATCAGTCTATCTTCTGTTGATTCAACCAAGTCCCGCAAGCCTTGCAATTTTTCTTTGTGGTATTGCCCGCATAACTGCCGGGCATATAACATTTTTGTCAGGCTGTTATCACCGACCAGTTCAATACACGGGTTTTCATTCTCACTGTCTGAATCATCAAACTTGCAGTAATTCAGCGTATCAAACAACAGGTAACTGTTCTTGGTAAAATACTTGTACGCCTGTGTGGACTTAAAGAATATTTTCTGTTCAGTCTGTTCAGGAAGTTCAAGGACTTCACTTGTTTTCATAAAGATGCAGCCATAACTTGCAAGTTTCTTTTTCAGATGTTCCGTGTGCTTGTACCCGGTGATAACTTCACGCTTGAACCCGTCCCCGTTCTCAACCCATTCTGTCACAACATAACTGTTGTAAAAGGCTTTCTTTGTGATGTTCCACCCCAACAACTGCACCTGTGACCACAACCTTTCATATTTCCCGGCTGTTGGTGTTCCTGATAACAAAATCACGCTTTCAGGTTTCATTTTCAGAATGAATTTTGAACGCTTGGCGGTTTCATTTGTGATAAGGCTTGATTCATCAAGCATCAGGGTAAAACCCTGTAAGTTCAATAACCAATCCCGCCGGAACGCTGTTTCATAATTGATGACACCAACAATCTGAATATCCATTTTGTATAATTCCTTGGTGTCAACCAGTGTCCTGAAATTGATTGCTTCACTTTTCTTGGTCAGGTTCATCACCCGGTCACTTGGGTAATAATCTTTGAAGTGCTGCACCCAGTCATCTATCTTTGACTTCTGACAGATGACCAAGTTCACCGAATTATTCAGCAAATACATTTTTTCAGCACCTACAAAGGTTTTACCCAGTCCCATATCAAGATAATACGCACAACGGTTGAACTGTTCAGTTCTGTTCAATGCTTCTTCTTGGTGGGGCATGAAGTGCAGATCATTCATCTACCCTGATACCCGTACACTGGAAGAAGATTTCAGCATCAAAGTTTGGTATTGCCTTGATGATTTCCTTTCTGCGGTCTGACAGGCTGCCCCACCACAACTGACCACATTCAGATTCATCAAGCACTTTGAGATAACCGCCTGTTGTTTCATAGGTTGGATGTGCTGCCTTTTCTTCATCAGTCATATCTTCTTCATATACCCATTCAACAACATCCTTTGGTATCTGATTCAGTAAATATCTTGCATCTGAATCTAACCATTCACTGTAAGTCATATTTGACGGCTTATTGAACAGCATGATCTTCTGTTCTTCTGTATTAAAACAACCAGTATTGAAAGAAGATTTGTTCCAGTCCCCGGTGTTCCAGTCCCCGGTGTTCCTGTTCCCGGTGTTGCAGTCCCCGGTGTTCCTGTCCCCGGTGTTCCAGTCCCCGGTGTTCCAGTCCCCGGTGTTCCTGTTCCCGGTGTTGCAGCGACCCGTGCAATTCTTTCCAAGGTTGACGATCCGCAAGACTTCATCCCACGGGATTTCACGCACGATCTCCAATTTGTCAGTACATGATTTGTCACCGTCTGTTCTTACCTCACCATAGGCAATGACTTCTGCAACCTTGTTTTCACTATTGAAACTGTAATAATTGAAGCAGTCAGCAGCAGTCTGACAGAAGTGCATACCATGACCGCAAACATCAAGTTCCCCTTCTTCCTCAAATTTTCCGGGACAAGTGTACTGTTTAGGGTTGTAACCTGTCGGATCACAAGTCCAATCAGGTCTGAACACTTTGAACCCATGCACTACATTCTGAACTGTCTTATTCTCCATCCTTCTGTACCTCACCTTTCTGTTCTGTCAACGCTTTATATTCATCAAGTAATGCTTTCATTTCCGGGTCTTTCTCCGAAAACATTTCAAGCACTGCCATACGTTGCAACTTATTGATTCTTACGTCCATAGCGGTCTTTAATTCTGACACACGTTTTCTTGATGCAACACGGTTTTCATATGTACCCATGTCAACCTTTGTGACGATCTCACGACCATTTGCAACCCTTGAAACAGTGTCATCAATACTTGCAATCTTTGCGACTGCCAAGCCGTGATGCCCTGTTTTAACTACTACCACATCACCAACTTCAAAGTTGTCATACATTGCGTACTTTGACATACACACCTGTTCTTTTTCATTGTCATTCAGGAAAGATACCTGTACGGTTTTATAATCTCCAAACATTTCTTCATCCTCACTTTCTTCAATTTCAAATAAAATGATCTGACTTTTTCTTAACCAGTAGCACCCGTATTGACTGTTATGGTTTTTATGACCTTCAACCATCACACCGAAAATACCTTTATATTCTCTTGTGATTACACCACTTAACCCTTCAAGTTTGCTGCTTCTGTAAGAAATGATTTTTACTTTGTCACCTATCTGCATAAGATCACCGCCTTATATGGCAATACCTTCAATTTCTGCAAAACGCTTTGCATTGATGAAATATGACCAACGGTGTTCACTGGTATGAATCGCATACCCCCAAGGGAAAACACCCTGTTGTAAACCAAGTGCTATTGTGTTTGTGTGCTTGTGCATCAACTTAGCAACTTCATGTACTGTCAAGGTTGGGATGCCATCTTCACACTTGGAAGGTTTGAAGGTCACCGGGGTTTCTTCCTGTTCAAAATAGTCAGGGGTAAGTCCAAGTGATACTGCAATATCACTTTGAACCTGTTCTGACGGTGTGGTCTTGTCATTCAGGTACATACTGATTGACCCCTTACTTTTCCCGGTCAATCCAACAACCTGTGCCTGATTGATTCCTAACTGCTGCATAGCCTGTTTCAACTTTTCGCTGAATTTCATAATTTATCACCTATCCTTTCTTTTAGTTAAGAAGTCTTAACTTTTTCAGTAAAAAAATATAGTGGAATAAATTCCACCGAAACACCAAGGACTTCACACGCCTTGTTCATTTCAGGTGCAGTGAACTGAACTGTTCCGTTCAATTTTGCAGATAATGTCACGGTTGACATTCCCATTGCTTTAGCAAACTTTGCCTGTGTTCCAAACACTTCCTTGATTTTTCCTCTTAACTTTGAATAATCAAACACTTTCTTCACCTTCCTTTTCATCATCAGGGAACGCATTGTTGTTGTACTGTTTCCTGATCGTTATTCTAACAACCCCTGATTCCAACTGTTCAAATGATGTTTCCTTGAACTTCTGCGGTTTGCCTTTTTTCAGGCTTTCTATGTATGCAAGATATTCAAGTTTGGTTGGAAATTCAAGAATCTGTTCAATCCATGCTGCAACTATTTTCTTCACTTCATCACCTTCTTTCTGTGTGCTTCTGCTCTTTTCGCATAATATCCTTGCTGAATTTCAGGAATTACAATGTTCATACCGCAACGTTCATTTAAGAATTTACAAATTTCCGTATAACCCAAACCACCGTTCTCTCTCTCTGTAAATGCAAAAGTAACAATGTTTGGTTCATATTTTTGCAATCTAACAAATCTTTCAGGGTCAAATTTCAGACCAAATCCGCACATTTTGCATCCAGTTCTTTGTTCACCAGTAAATTTATATGTATTAGTTTCTTTTTCATAAATACATTCACCGTATATGGGTGAACAAGGTATCTTTTCATCATATATGAAATGTAAAATAGTCTGTTCAGTTGCAGCACCTAAAGGTTTTGATTTTGGTCTGCTACCCTCAAACATATTGCATCCAGTTTGACGATATGCGTTCATTCTATCTTTAGAATCACAAGCCATTTCACCAACAACAGGAAGCAAACGACCTATTTCCTTGCTTGCATATTTAATTGGGTCTTTTTTCAAGTGTTTACAGCATTCTTCCGACAACTCAAAAGGTGCGTCAATCAATGGTCTATACTGTATTGGAAAAAAACGCTGCTGACTTATCTTGTTTTCACTGGTTACCTTTGTTAAGTTCAAAATGACCGTATTTGAAACACCAAGTTTGCGTAATTTTTCAGCAGATGCAAGCATTTCATCATAATGTTGTTCTGTGTAGTGCTGCGGTAATATGTCTTTAATATCAGCATAAGTCAAACCTAAGTTATGAAGAATTTTCTTGCAATCTCTTACCATTCTTGATACTTTCTTGCTTACAAACGGCATCCCAACAGAATCCGTAACTTCAAAATAATTTTTTTCTCCTTTTACAGTGTGAAGATTTATTTTTATGTTGAATTTTTGTTCAATGTATTTACAATAATATTGAACATATTTAGACATACACACAAATTCATTTGTTGTGTTTGCAAACATTACCCATAAAGGTTCATCTTTGTGACTACTGCTTGACCACATTTCAGCCATTAAATAAAGCAGTACTGCCGAATCTTTTCCACCACTAAAAGAAACTTCTAATTTACCATCTGTTCTGACTATTGCTTCAAGGCATTTTGCTTGTGCAACTCCAATCTGTTCACTGTAAGATCTTTGCCACATTTTTCTGACATCATTTTCAGAATAAATATATTCTGACATTTTCTTTTACATCTCCTTTCTCAACAGTTCCTTCAAAAAGTTGTCTATTGTCAGCACACCTTATTGCATCAGGGGTGTCTTGCCTTTATCAGATTTCACATTAAAATCTGCAAACCTGTCAGCCAACATTGAACTTTTTGAACGGTACTGTTCAAACCGTCGGGGTTTCACATTAAAACCACCAAAACCTGTTGACTTATACACAATAGACAATTTTTTGAAAGAACTGAAATCCTATTCCTTGGTTCTTTTCCCCAGAACTGCTGCAACAGTTCTTTTTTGAAGTAGTCAGGAAGTCGGGGAACTTCCTGACCTGAAACAAAGTGCTGTGTCATCTCTGTTACCCGGCTTACTTTACACACACCCTTGCTTTGCAAGTATGCTTGTCACTTACCTTATGGGTATTCATCAGTGAACATTGTATTTGCATCATGCCTTTACAACTGCTTGACTGACTTCCTCATTTCTTTGCTTCTGTTAAGTTAAGAACTCTTAACTTGGTTTTATCTTATCACCAGTGGGAAAATATGTCAACAGTTATTTTTAAGTTTTCTTAACTTTTTTTCAAGTTTGATTGAAAAAGTCTTAACTTTGCTTTATAATGAGAGTGAACAATAATATATAAGAAAGGGGTGTTCACTAATGCCTGATACATTTCAGCACCGCTTTATTGAAGCAATGAACATCAGAGGATTACGACAGGTTGATGTTGCGGAAAGGTCAGGACTTGATAAGGCACAAATCAGCCAGTACAAAAACGGAAAATATGAACCAATGCAAGATGCCCTGTATAAATTGGCACAAGCCTTGAATGTCAATGTTGCTTGGCTTATGGGGCATGATGTACCAATGGAAACAAACAGGAAGGAACTGGAACAGAAAGAACGGGTTTGCGATCTGCTTGAAAAGTGTTACGGTTCAGGTGCGTATGAACTGGTTGAACTGTTTGCCAAGTTGAATGAAACTGGTAAAAATAAAATCATGGAAGAATTGCGTGATACAGTTGCACTACCAAAATATACTGTCAAGGAAAAAAGGGACGGTCAAAAAATGGCATAATTTTCCAACGGTCAGGTAATATCATCTATGTCGGTTTCAGATAGTTACAGTTGGTTACGCTTTGGGTTACGGTTCTAAAGCGTTGATTTTACGGCAAAGTTACGGTTGTTACGGTTACAGTCAAGTTTTCTTATATAGATTTTTTTTACATATATACTAAATTAAAAATAAAAAAGTAAAAATATAAGAATAAGAACATCAACCGTAACCGTAACCATACACCAAGAAAGGAAGGTAAAAGTATATGTTTGGAAAGAAAAAAGAATCAGGTACACCAGTAATGCACTATGAAGGAATTGAAGGGTTTGCGACTGATTACCCTTGCAGAATTGAAGTGAAAGGTGATGTGTTTGAGATCAGAAGAATCAAGCCTGAAACTACGGTTACACTTCCAATGAACAGAATCAAGTCATTTTCAGCACTGGAAGAAAAGAATTTCATGCAGAAGTATCACGGTACTGCACGGACAACAGGAAAGTCAGGAATCAACAAGTATTACTTGGTTGTGGAATATGACAAAGGGATGCTTGCTTTTTGGGGAACTGCAAAAGAATATAAACAGTTCATTGCACTTCAATATGCAACCAATACGGCCGCACCTTCACACATTGAATTATAACTGAACAAAAATGAACCCCAACCGTTGCAGCGGTCAGGGTTCTTATAACTCTATACCAAGGAATAGGATGATATAGGCTATGCAACCCTAATTATATCATCCATTCCTTGAAATTTCAATCAGGAAGGAATGATATACATGGGAAGAAGAAACCCAAACGGTTACGGATGCGTGACCAAGTTGAAGGGTAACCGATCACGCCCGTGGCTTGCCAAGGTCACCATATATGACGAACAGGGACACGCAAAACAAACCCCTATCGGTTACGCTGAAACAGAAGAAAAAGCCAACATTCTATTGGCTGAATATAACAACAATCCTTGGGACATTGACCGGGAAAAGGTCACCTTGGTTGTACTCTATCAGCGTTGGTCTGAAATCAAGTTACCCAAGTTAGGAAAATCAAATCAACAGTCCTTGCGTTCAGCGTTCAAGCACTGTTCAAAATACTACGGTGTGAAGTACCGATCACTGAAATCTTATCAGATGCAAGACTGCATTGACAACTGCGGGTGCGGTTATTCAACACAATGGTCAATCAAAAATCTGTTCGGTCACCTTGACCGTTTTGCTTTTGAAATTGACCTGATAGATAAAATGTATTCACAAATTACCACCGCCCCACCAATACCTGATACCACCCGTGAACCGTTCACGCTTGAACAGGTTGATGCACTGTGGAAAATAAAAGATGACCCTTGGGTCAATACCGTGCTGATCTACATATATACAGGGTTCAGATTACAGGAATTATTGGGGATGAAAACTGAACAGGTAAACATCAAGGACTGGTACTTTGAAGGTGGAATCAAGACCGCTGCCGGAAAGTGTCGTATTGTTCCGATACATGACCGCATCAAACCATTTGTGAAATCACTGGTTGATGAAGGGAACAAGTACCTGTTCACTTATCAGGGTAAAAAGTTCAGTCAGGCAAATTACTATAAGTGTTGGGGTGAAGTCATGGAAAAGATAGGTGCAGACAAGACCCCACATGAAGCACGGCACACATTTGAAACTAATCTTGACAACGCCAAAGGCAACAGAAAATGTATTGACATGCTGATGGGTCATAAGTCAAAGGATGTGGGAAACAGGGTATATAATCACAAGACTATTGAACAGTTACGGGAAACCGTTGCCCTGTTAAAATAATATTTTTCACGCTGAACCAGTAACAAATTAGAAACAAAAAAGGCGGTAAACCCTGTATTTTCAAGGATTTACCGCCTTAGTTTCTGTATTATATCATATTGCTAAATTCATTAACACTAAGATTCTAACATAATCGCATCTGCAATTCCACTTCATTCTAATTAGAATACAGAATGTCCGCATTGTGGTGCACCTAAATATTGCAAGAAGTTTCTTACAAAGCAAAACTTCTTTCATTGTATTTTATATAGAATAAAAAGTATGACTATGATAGAATTACAATATCAATGAATTTTGAGAATCAGAATTGTAAAGGAGTGAAGTTGAA